AGTCCAGCACATCAAAGCTGGAACAAGGTTCCCGATTAACGGGCCAATCGGTATATCTTCTTTGAGATATATTAACGGCACCCCTAATTGCCAAGTGGCACTTAAGGGACATGGGTTTTCCGCTGCTCATTTTCAATTAGCAGTGGATGTTCCGGGTTTCGACTTGAGTCGTTTTTCGAGTCTCAATCCGGTTTCCCTGGGGTGGGAATTGATTCCCTACTCCTTCGTCGTCGATTGGTTTGTCGATGTCGGCTCCTATTTAAGGAACCTGGAAACTGGCCTATTGTATAGGACCCTTTTCCGCGGCGGCTACGTTAGCGAAATCTTTCACTATGAGGGGTTGGAAAAGTGTGAGACATCAAACTCATACTGGTCCGACGACCCCACTGTGGAACACAAGCGCGTAGAAGCCGATATAGACCATACGGAATTTCACCGTACGGTCTTGACATCCTACCCGTTACCTCGTAGGCCCACGTTTTCCGTGGACCTTAGCAGCGGTCAGTTATTTTCCGCTGCTGCACTTCTTAGGCAAATGCTTAAGAAGTAACCCGAGTCAGCTTTTGCTGCTCAACTACCAGGAGTAATCCATGGCAGCTGCAAACATCGTCCTCGCGGACGCACTGGGTACACCAGTAAACCACACGTTTGTTCCGTTGGGCCCGGATGCCAAAACTGGCATTTTCTGGTTCGAGGATCAGTCTCAGTCGAATGCAATCGGGTTTTGGCGAATCAGCATGCAGCTGGTTCGCCCTCCGAGCGCTCAGGCTGGGACGAATTCCAAGGACCGTGTATATCGTGTCAAAGTTGGCCTCCATGAGCCGATTCTGGAAACGGTGTCTAACGACACTGTCTCCGGTATCGCTCCTGCGCCTACCGTGTCGTATGTCTCCCGATGTTTTCAGGAGTTCATCAACCCGGAACGGGGATCTCTGCAGAACCGTAAGGATCTGCGAAAGATGATGTACAACTTGAACAATGAATCACAATTCATTGCTCTTGCTGAAACACTCATCCTCCCCTACTGACACGAGGGCATCGAATGAAACGCAAACAAGTTGACTTGTCGGAGCAAGCTGTGCTTGCTCTTTGCGAATCAATTGATACGCCAAGGGCCCTGTCTATTTGGTTGTGTTTTAAATACAACCAGGCGGCTCTTTTAGAGCTGCCCCCGGTAGACATTGCAACTAATGATACCGAACGTTTTGCTCTCGACTATTTCATCACCGAGTACCTTAGCAAGTACAAGGGGTTGAAGGCCGGGATCGATACGCGCGGTGTCGCACTCGAAAAGTGGAAACTTTCCGAGGTCAAGTGTCGCGAGACTAATCTTAGGTTCAAGGCTATCCAGCAGCGACCTTTTTCCGGTCGCGCTGAATCTGTCCTATTCAGGGCACAGCGTAAAATTGCTGCATTGCTTGGGCCCCTCAAGATGTCTCTGATATTTGACAGTTGCAAGTTCGGACCTGGGGCCACTTACGACATGCGTCGTGAGTGGGCGTCCCTAGACAAGAAGATTTCACGTGTAGCTTCGGTTACTGCATCGGCACTCCCTTGGTATAAGAGAGTGATCGAGTCAGATCCCCATTGGAGCGCGGTCATCACGGGAGAAATTCCGTGGGGGCCGTACTCTCTACTCCCGTGCAATTTTAATATTGTACGGGGGTCAAGGTTTCTGACAGTGCCGAAGTCCGCCAAAACCGATAGATCAATTGCCGCAGAACCTACTGGAAATAGCTTTCTCCAGCAGGGAGTGTGGCATTATATGGTTCGTCGGTTAAAGCGGTTTGGTGTCGAACTGGATGATCAGTCCATCAACCAAGATGCTGCGCAAGCTGCGTATCATCTTGGCTTGTCGACGCTCGACTTGAGCGCCGCGTCCGACACCATTGCATCGGAACTTGTGTACCATTTACTTCCGATAGACTGGGCATTATTCCTCGATTCACTACGCTCACCAGAAACTGAGGTGGACGGTCAGTGGTTGCGGACTGAGAAGTTCGCATCGATGGGTAATGCTTTTTGCTTCGGTCTAGAGACCATCATCTTTTGGGCGATTTCTCGCTCGGTCGTTGATGAGCTCGCGGCAGAGATGCCGGTAGGAAGTGTAAACAGTGTAGTTGTCTATGGTGATGATATAATTGTTCCTCAGTGGTCCGCCGATCTCGTAATTTCATGTCTCGAGGTCTGCGGTTTCACTGTGAACAAGAAAAAGTCTCACCTTCTAGGCAACTTCTACGAATCGTGTGGGAAACATTTCCACATGGGCGTAGACGTAACTCCTGTTTACCAGAAGGAACTGATAAGGCATCCTTCTGAAATTATACGCGCGCATAACCGTTTACAACGGTTATCGAAGCGATTGCCTGTCGGATTTGATTTTACCCGGAAGGCACGTAAGGGTTTAGCGAATAGCTATCCCCTACGTCCGTTTCCCCGAGTACCGGAAGGTATTCAGGATGACGGAGGCTTCTTGCGCCCGCTCGAGGAGTTTGCACTCGATCGGAATCATGGCTTTCGTTGCCATGTGCTCGATTATGTGCCGAAACTCAATTCGGCTCATGAGGGAGCGTTGTACGCGTATAAGCTTAGACAGTTTTCTCGTCATTCGCGTCCACATAACGCTGAGTTTTTAGGGGATCACTCCTCTAATAACCCAACTAATGCGGGTAAACGCGGTCATGCCGGGATTGCTGCTAAGGGTACCTGGCGGACGAGAGTCCGCTGGGTTCCGTATGTGTCACTGCTTAACTGCAGTGAAGCACGTGCTCATGCTAATTAAAAACTAGCAGGAGTTGGAGGGGGC